TTAGTTTTATCAAAAAAATAATTTCTAATTTCAATTAGATGTGAAGTCATTATATTATTATATTTGTATTTTTGATCTTTATTAACTCTATAGTATAAAGTAATTATTAAATTCATCAAAAAATTATAATCAAATGATGCTAATTGGATAGTTGATTTATCATCTATTGTTACTTTATTATCTTTAAATAATCTACTATTTATTTTTTTAATAGGACTGCATCTATTATTATAATGTACAATATATGCTATATTTTGATTTTTATAATTAATATAACAGCTATAACCAAGTAAATTCCAGAATGGATAATGTTCACTAATTATTATATTATCTGCTAAATCTGGATGAGATGTTTTAAGTGTATTAATTAATGCTCGTGTATCTTCAATATAATTAGTTGATACAATAGCATATCCATTAATATCTAATAATTTATAATTGTTATTTAATTTATCATTTTCTAATATCTTAGATTCATCTAAGAAACAATTATAAGCATAATCTCCAAAAATGATAGTACTATCATTATCTTTAAGAAAATTAAATATAGTATGTAATAAATTTTTTATTTCTATGATATCTTTTGTATCTATATTGTTTTTTTTTATTGTAAGTAATTTAGCAGTAACTTTATTAATTGGATAATGTTTTTGTAATAAAAATAATCTAGGAAATGTTTTTTTCCATCTAAAAGATCCACTTATTAATGGATCAGTGAATATTCTGTATAAATCAATAAGTATAAATGATGGTGCCACATAATTAATACCATTAATTTCTACAAATGGTAAACGATGATATATATTTTTGGAAACATATGATAGATCACATATATTTATAAATTCAACAAAAACTGAATATGTTTCTTTATGTGTTGCTTCTCTTGCTTCAATATTATTAAAATTATTTTCACGGAAAATATTTGATAAATTAATTGCATCTTCAATTGGATTAGGTGTATAAAAGTCAATATCTGCAGGCAGTGCTTCATCATAAAAGGCATCTTTTGTATTTTTAATGGATATTAATTTATTTTGTGCATAACCACCATATATTTTTCTTTTATTATCTCTTACAAAATCTAATACTATTTTTTCCATTTTTTTTCTACTTGTTAATGTTGGCGCAATTAACTTATTTTCTTGATCTATTAATTTTTTTTCAATATTGTCTATTCTTTTTTCAAAAAGACTTAAATCATTGTTATTATATATATTCATTGGTTATTAATATATATCTATAAGAAAATTGAATGTTAATTATTATATTAATAATTATTATAATATATTATAATAAAATATAAATGGTGGATAATAATGAACAAAATTTAAATACATTTAAAGAAATTAAAGAACAATATAAAAAATATAATCAAAAGATATATAATAATGCAGGAATTATAGAGAATATAAATTTTATAACAAAATTTGGTAAAGAAGTAGATAATGATAAAAAAAAATATATAAGTACAAATATAAATAGAATAGATACAATTGATAAAATAAATAAATTAATAAATAATATAAATGATGCTATATTGATTGAAGCAGGAATATATGAATTTACTTTAGTATATTCTAAAATAAATAAATTAGTGATTGAACTATATTTAGCAATATATAATGATAAATTATATAATATACTTAATAATTTAGATAAAAAATCTCATATATTTAATGAGCAATTAGTAAATAATATAAAGAATAAAAGTATAAATTTACAAAATATACCATTTATGACACCACAAAAATTAAGACCAGAATTATGGAAAGAAATAATAAAGAAAAAAAAAATAAGAGAATATAAAAAAAATAATAAGACTGCTACCGATTTATATAAATGTTATAAATGTGGTGAAAGAAAATGTCAAATTACACCAATACAAACTAGATCTGCAGATGAGCCAACTACACTATTTATAACATGTTTGGAATGTTATCATACATTTAAACAATAAAATTGATTTATAAAAATAAAAAACAATTAATTAATCTAATTTAATAAGAATTATGAATAACTTTATAGATACTAATTTATTGAATATTGATCCAAATTTTTTAATAAGAATATATTTTGGTAAATTTGATATCTATGATGATGGTGTTACAATTGGTAGTTATTACATAAATAAAGAAAAGTTTATAAAAATCCAAAATATGATTAAAAACTTAGTGGACAAAAATTACTCATTAAAATATACTGAATATACTTTTAAAGATATGAAATTAATTGTAGATAATAATAAATCATGTATAGTCGAAAAACAGATTAAATCTTTTAATAATAATAATATATGTATTCATATTATTGATAAACATTTAATTGATATAAAAAAATTTCCAATTATTAATGAATATTATAATTTCTCTAAAATTGAAGTATATAACTATCTTGTTAGTAAATATTTAAAAGTATTATTTGTTAAAGAGGATACAAATTATTATATAAAAATTGAATTATATAATAAAAATAATAAAATAATAAATGATTTAAAAAATATTATAAATTTAATTACAAAAGAAATTTCTTAGTTAAAGCATACAATAATACTAAAATAATACCATAGATAATAATACCCATTTGTGAAACTTCTCCATTAGTTCTAGGTTGAATTTGTTTTATATAATTACCAATTGTATTTTTAATTAATGGTTGTGATAATATAATATAAATTATCAATATAAGTATAGAATCTTGTACTAACATAGGAACACCTGGTAATAAATTTGGTAATAAATTTTTGGATTTATTTTCATTTTTTATATCTGCTAACATAATTTCTTCATCATTTTCAGATATATTTTCTACAAATGTATCTGATGATAAATCATTATTTATATCACGGGCTAATTCTTCAATATTTTGAGATTGTTGGGGATAATTATAATTATTTGGAATGTTATAATATGGGGTATGTTGAGCCTGTTGAACATGATGTGCAGCATTATGACCTTGTTCATATTGTAGATTTTTAAGATCTTGTATAGAAGTACCCATTGATATACTATAAATATATAAAAAAATATTTTATTCTATATTATCATATTTATCTTTTAATAATGAATTTATTGAATTTTTACCATATAAACATTTATTTTTATGAACATACCAATCATTTTTTTGGCATGTAGTATTACAATAACGCACCCTGTAACAACCACAACATAAATTATTATCAATATAATCCATTTTTTTATTACAATAATTACAAACAATTGTAATGCTATTATATCTATTATCTAATATACAATATTTATTCATAATTATTGGTAAACCATCTTTCTTTTCGCCATCTTTTTGTTCTTCTTCAGTTAAATATCTTGATTCTAAAGTACCTTCACAGCATTTTATAATTTTGTTATATATATTTTTTGTGAAATTAATAAAACAGTCTTCAGTTGATTTTATAACGATAATAATATCACCTTCTACAATATGTTTACCTAATAATCTAGTAGCTTTTTTGTTTATAATTTTTTGTGGATTAACTTGTAAAAATATAATAATGTTAAATTTAAATAATGGTAGTTCCATCCATTGATAATTTGTATTTTCATTTTCCATTGGATCATCAAAAAAAGTAAATTCTTCTATCAATCCATTTACTTTTAGTTTAATTCCCTTATGAATTATATTATATTGTATTATTTTTGCAATAGTATTAATATCAATTGTATCTGGTGTACATGTATAATTTTCAGTTATTTTAGAACACATTATTACACATTCCCCATATATTTTTGATTTATCCATCGTTAAATAACATGCCAAATTATTTAAATTTATATCTTCATTTTTTCCATCATTTGCTTCCATATTTAAGTGACATAATTGATAAATATGTTTTGTAGTTTCGTAACATAATGCTGTACTACCTACAATATTTTTATTTAATTTTATACAATCAATAACTTTTAACATCATAGATTCTAAAGATGTAACTGTATGAAATTCAATATATTTTTGTATTTTTAATATAATATTATCAATCGTCAATTCTTGTTCATTTTTAGGAAAATCAATTTGATTAAGCTTAATTATAGCAATATCAAATTCGCTCATTAAAATATAATAATAATTTAATATTTAAATATCTTTATATTTTTATTATTTTGTATATGTTCTAAAATATCTTTAATATATTTTTTATTTTTAATAGTTACTGCTATATTACTTTTTAATTTATACCAGTTTATTTTATTAAAAAAATTATTATCAACTTCATATAAATAACAAGATTTTTTTAAATTATCAATCGCATTTTCATATTTTTCTTCAATAAATGGTCCAACTTCTTTTTTAGTTTGTATATAACCCTTTTTAATATATTTATTAATATTTGGTATAGTAGATAAGATAGCAAGCCATTCTTCTTTATAACCAATTATATAATTTTTATTATTAGTTGTTCCAAGAATATTATTTAAATTATTTTTACTCTTTCTAAGACTAGTATTAAGTCTTACTATTTTATTATATTTAATATTAGAACCAACAAAAATATTATTATTATTATAAAGTAATGTATCAAGTAATTTTTCTATACTATTTAGTGATTTAGTTTTATATCCCATGTTCAAATAAATTTTTTTAATTCTATCTCTTTGTTTTAAAAGAAAATGATAATCAATATATTTTAATGGAAAAGATCCATTAATTATATTTTTTTTATATTTATCAATATTATAATTGACTATATCTCTAGCATTTTTTTTAGGATCAATACTTAAAAAGAATTTATTATTTGTATTAATATCAATTTTTAATAAATAATTTTTATGATAAGTACATAATCCTAATAATATTATATCATTATTATAATTTTTTTTAAATATATTATCTAATTTAGTAATTAAAGTTGTTTTCCAATAATTATTTATTTGTTTATTAATTTCTTTATTATAATTAATTTTTATTTTTTTATATAAATTTATCATTGTTGGTTCATTTCTAATTTTATGAGTTATAATATCTAAATCTTTAATAATTATTGTCGGATATTTATCATTTATATATTTAAAAAATTGTTCTTTTATTATATTATTCATACCAACAATATGACATATGATATTGACCATTATATTATAAATATATAATTTATTTACTTGAACAGATATGTATTTGTGGTTTTAATTTATAACATTCATTTTTATCATTTATATATATTTTTTTTTTAATATCATTAGAATTTGGTCCTTTGTATTTAATTGTGTATTTGATTGAAGGTAATAAAATATTACCAAATAAAAACCCAATAAAT